CTATAGAATATCTCTAGGTATATAGCGTAGAGTGCCGCTAAGTCAGTGAGAACCGGGACTAACAGACTGATTTGATGTGGTGTACCATCTACTTTGATCATGGTAAGCTGAGCGCCCGCTCAGAGGCGCGTGAGTGTAGGTGTAACAGACGGGTGGTATTATCTAGAGCGCATCGGATTAGGACGCGCTCCAGGTCTTCAGAGTGGTTACGCAGTAGTTACGCGGTCAGTCGTAAGTTCCTCTTCTTCTTCTTGCTGCTCGTCATCGTCTTGTGCGACAAGTTCCTCGATGAAGTAACCGAACTCCTTGATGAAGGCAGACGCGATGCTGCTGTAGTTACGACCGAAGTTAGTCTGCTCGATGACTCTCATGTGGTGTCTTGTTATTCCGTCTACCTCATAGATGAAGTACTCGACGAGCGCGTTGATTAAATCCGAAGCGCCCTCTAGTTCTTGAGCGAATCGTTTAGCGGACGTCGGTAGCGCTTCACCTAATGTACCCTTAACGATAGCGTTAGTTAGGCGGTCAACCGTGACTGTCTCCATCAGAGGTGTTCCATTCTGATTAAAGTACATCGCATGCATATGCATGGCGAGCAGCTTGAACATCCTAGCGCGGGACTTCTGAGAGAGCACGACCTGAATGAAGTTAGGGTCGGACAGTTCTTCACGACCGAAACCTAAGCTAAGAGACTTGACCTCAGGCGCAGACATCTTACGAGATGAGTTGTCGTAGATGACCATAGCGTTAGCTTCCTCGATAGAAGAAACCCAAGTGATCTGTACGTCTACGTTGAAATCATCTGGGGTATCCCAGTTCCAGAGACGGGCGACCTCACGGATAGCTGCTATGCGATGGCGACCACCGATTAAGCGGTGCGTGTACTCTTTACCGTCGTGATAGGTAGCAACCTTGATAGGTTGAAATACTTTGCCCGTATTGACGATGGACTTGACGAGTGAAGCGACGCGCTTCCGGTCAATAGGAAACTGACTTCCGTCCTGAGCAGCGATGCGCTCTAGTTCAGCGAGAGTAAATGTGTTAGTGTTACCGTCCGAATCGAAACTTTCCCAGACCTGAAAACCGATACCGCTACGAGCAGATGTGTTAGTTGACATTGTGTTTCCCTACTCCTTCCTATGTACTAAATCTAGCGTACCTGTTCTTGATCGTCAATACTATCCGTATCTGCATTAACTGAGTGTACGAAAAAGGTGAAGGCAACTAGAGCACTAGACACTAAAGCTAACGCGAAAGTCACGTCACCTACTAGGTATCGAGCAGGCGCATGACCGCTACGGTACCGGACAATCGGAGCGTTACAGTACTCGAACCTTCCGCAGGGCGACACCTTAGTAGCATCGGGTCTATTGTACTTCATACTGACACCTCTGAAGAATGAGCTTCGCGAAGTCGTACGCTGAGTCTATCCTACCGTTTAGGACATAGCTCGTCAAGACATCTGACTCGTACTCATCAGCTACGCAGTACGATTCAGCGACCACGTTGAGTCTAATGCGCATCGGACAGTTGTTCATCATATATGGCTATGTACATGTAAATGTACCGATAAGGGTCAGAGATTGATTAAGTAGAGCGCTTTAGTTACTTTAGCGCTCGGAGGTTGGCGTCAGTTTAGTAAGGAGCTGCACCGTCTACTACATAGTACGGTAGACGACTCCCTTCTGACTCAAGAATCTCGCATTGAGTAGGGTTCATTACGTCACCGATTACAGGGACTACGCTACCTACCGTATCTATCTGGGTCACATGTATCCTACTAGCAGCGTCAAAGTACTCAGTCACTTCAGAGACTTCGGCGCAGTATGTCAGAGCGGTACCTCTGACCTGAACAAAAGCGTAGTGAGTAGTGCGTGGTTCGTTACGGTTCGAGCGCGTCGGTTCTTCTGCGGGACACGCTGTGAGTGTCAGCAAAAGTGGAAGAGTCAGGAGCGCTCGGAGTCTGTTGTTCATTTCAGAAGAACCTCCCTTTAAGAACTTGAGTAGCGAGGTCGTGCGCTCTACCTATGCGCCCCTCATTCAGCAGCATAATCAGTTCAGTAGTTTCGTCTTGGTTAGAGAGGTCGAACGCTGCGACGATATCGATTAACTTAGACCGGATACTTAACATGTGTACTCCTTATGCGATTAGGTTGTAGGTGTGCCTGACCTGGTCTACTGTAGGTATGCCTTCTTCACACGGTGCTACGAATGTACCTAGCTCATCAACATACAGGCACTCATCCTCATAGTAATCGATAGTTTTACGGTTGTCAAACTCACAACCCGAAGCGCTAAAGACTAGCGCGAGAATCAATCCGAAGCGAATCATTCAGAGTACCTCTCTCTCTCTTTTCCTGAGATCTATTCCCCGTCTTTAGAGTAACATATCTGTGAGTGAATGTCATCAGCACTTATACCTATTGACTTTGCCTTTCAGGATATGCTACAATGTGGGTAGGTCGGACGTGATGTACAGACAAATAGACCTACGATAGAGAGCGAGCAGCGGTCAGTCCACAACTGAACCGCTGCGTTCCGAGGATTGCTTAGCGCATCCTCTCCACTGCGCTACCAAACTAGAGCGCTTGAGGTTTGAGTAGCAAACCGAACAGCGCATTCCTCATATCTCAGTCCTATCTTCTAGAGTAGCACTCCTGTCCAGCAGCACCACGCTCAGGTTCTTCCTCTTCGTTGTACGTAGGATAGCATGTACCGTCTTCGGATGGATCGGTACCCGGAGTACCGCAAGCTGTTAACAAAAAAGGGAGTAGTGCGCTACCGATCAGTAACGCTATAGTCTTTGGCGCTTGAGGTCGCATAGATTAGATACCATCCCATATGTTTCCGTCAGGGCACTGAACCGTAGACAGTCCGTTTTCGACTGAGTACTCGACACATTCAGCTTGCGTATAGACAGGTTCGTCAGTGTCGTCACAACCCGAAGCGCTGAGGAGTAGTAACGCTACTAGTCCGAAGCGGTAAATCATGCTGTCTCCTTTTTCTTTAGTGTCAAGTCTACTACCTGACCGATAGCTTTGACGGAGTCCCTGTCCAGGTAGATACTCTGGTTCGTTAGTGCTGGATGCCCGGACTCTAGCGCCCTCCTACGGTAGCGCTCGGACAGGTACTTAAGATTCGCTCGACCTGAGTGCAGCTCCTTGTTGACTAGGCACTCGAAACGCTTCTTCTTAACTAAGACCAGCTCAGTACCCTGCACTATAGCGTACAGATCTGCGCTTCCGAAGCGTAACCATCCGTCGTACTTAGTCAGGTCGTAGCGTACTCCATCAATATAAGTATGAGCGTGACCGATGCTCTGTCTGCCATCAACCGGACTACTAAACCCCTCCCATATCTCAGCATAGATGTGACCATACCGTAGACCTGCAGCTTGATTCTTTACGGACACAGTCATCCGTTTATCGTTCCTTCGGACTATCAGGTCGATGTCGTTCTCGATTTCGTCTCGCTTGCTAGCGTGAGTCACTTCATAACCGTAGCTTCTGAAGACATCAGCTACTAAATATTCGGTAAGCTTGGCACGCGCCTTGCCTTCAGCGATAGTTTCTAGTACCATGATCAATCCTTTGCTGTTACTGATTTTGTTAGTACACCCAGGTCGAACTTCACTTCTCTAGTGGAGTCGATACCGACGCCGCCTGTGTTGTATACGACCTCATGCATCGTGATAGAGAGTTCGGTTACGGTTACCCAGTATTCCCCGAAGTCGTAGACTAGATGTCCGTCCTCTGTGAAGTCGTAGTCACCGTAGCTCGTCGCTAGTTTGTCCAGAAGAAATAGTACGTTACTCATGGTTAGTTTGCGCCTCGATGATTGCTTTTATGCCCGCCCAGCTCGTCGCCTTGAACCCGTCACGCTTCAGTCCGTTCTTTTTGATGTACGCCTGAGCTTCCCGGAAACTTAGGTGAACTCCGTCCTCGACCACTATAGTCTGTTGTGGTGTGCTCTGTCGAGCGCTCTCTTTTTTGGGTTTACGCTTACCCGTCTCCCAGTTACCGCTGAGGAGCGCTACGAACTCTGCCTTCTTAGTCGGTTTGCGGTACTCAGTATATGAGTCCTTGTTTGCGTTGTAGCATGCCTGTAGTTCTTTGAGTGACATGTCCATTGACGCGCTGGCGATGGCGCGTACACAGTCTGTGTCGTTGTTCGTCAGAACGTTCAGCGTTCCTACGATTGTGTTCGTCTTCTCGACTACGCCTGCCTTGACTTCAGCAGTCAAGCTGCCAATCCCGATGCGCTCGGAGCGTACTGTCGAGTCTGTGTCGTAACCTTTGAGGAGGTCATTGATTGCTCTCTGCCTTCTCAGTACTGCTCGTGTGCCTATCATAACATCGCGCTCATCAGTACCGTTAATGCACACCTCATCAGTACCGTTAATGCACACCTCATCAGTACCGTTAATGCACACCTCATCAGTACCGTTAATGCACACCTCATCAGTACCGTTAACGTAACGACTCCGTTCCCACGCCCACTCTTCCTCTCGTTCCGCGTCGTACTCGCTCACCTCTCCGACTCCGTCCACTCCGTCTCCGTACCCATCCAACGTCTCGTTCCAGTTCATCGGAGTTTCCATTGTCTCGCTCTCGCTCTCTCTTTCGACTCTTCCGTTATCGTACAGTATGTGGCGCGGACGCAAGGACAAGAGCGTGTTCGGATAGTCCGAAGCGCGACAGTCTGTAGCGAGACAGTCCGTGTTCGGACGGTAACGGTCGAGAAAAGGTGTACGGGGGAACGCGCGTCAGGGGTGGGGTGAGACGTACTCCTATACCTACACGTAATCCTAATCCACTCTCTAAGGCGCTACAACGTGCCTCTTTCTCTCCGTAGGTACTATGACCCCATACAAGACTCGCGCTCGTCTGAGCGGATTTTAGACCAGTACTACTGAGTAAGAGGAACCCAGCATCCGCTATCGAGTCCTCAGAATCCGGATAATAACGGAACTGCGACGTTCCGGGTGCTTGTTGCACCCTCCACTACTCTACTCTCAAAAGAGAGTGTGACTACGACTGCACAAGACTTTCAGTCCTCGGCGCGCTCTAGTATTTAGCGCTTCGGACTGTACGTACGAAAACTCGAACATCTGAGGTCTCAGACCGCTTAAGTCCTCAGCGCGTTTAGGCAGTGACCTCGGCGCGCTAAAGACCGAACAAGGTCTAAACCCTAAGCGGTACTTCAGTTTTACTCATTTTTTGTTAAGACTTGAATGTACGGAGTAGGTACGGTAAACCGATTAAGTAACGTTTCCGGAATCTCAGATTTTCTTGTGTATCACTACTTAGTTCTTTCGTTCGTATTGCTCACGACTCTTCAGCGAGTCGTTCGCTCTACTCACTGCGTCGTAAGCTACGTGCGCCGCAAGCGCTAAGTAGCGTAGCGTTACTCCGACAGAACTAAAGGTTCTAACTAAAACGTTTCTTTTGTCACTAAACACGAACACAAAAAAGTCGGAGAACCGTACCTATAAATAGATACAGTCCACCGACCGAATCACTATCGCGGAGCAAATCGCTTCAGGTGATTTGCTTCGCATCACCTTACGCTCCCTAACGATAGTGAACTAGCCCCGTACATCAAATCTAGCTTTAGAACGATCGGTACAGAAAATGAACATTTTTAGTTTACACCTGACTGGCTGTCAAGCGCTCGACCTTTCACCGAGAATAGATGTGCAACCAGACGAGAAGACTGAGCTAACACTAGAGGGGTTCCGTGAGTGGTTCCCGATTATCGCATCAACTGGCGCGCTCTTAGTTAGCGCGTTCGCTGCCTACGCTAACGTGACTACTCGACTTAGTTTACTAGAGACGGCGTACACCGGAAACATCCAACCCCAGCTAGAGGCGGTAGCAGCTAAGCAACAGACCGTAGGCGAATCGATTACTAGTATCCGCTCAGACCTGAGCGTGCTCAATCAGCGCGTAACGACACTAGAGCAGAGGAATGAAGACTGATGGCAGAGCAGAATAACAATACAAACTATCCGACAACGCCTTCAGATATGCGTGACTTTCTAGCGCGTCGGGTTAACCACGTTAACCTAGTCAGTGCATCATCTCCTACAACACAGCAACCACCTACTATACCAGCGTAATACACTATGCAGGACAGATACGAGCACTTCCTGAACAAACTGAGTACATCGCCTACAGCTAAGGTTGCGGAACTGCGAGAGCAAGAGTCTACGCAGATGCGAGAGGTACTTGCAGCAGCGCGACATATGCGTGCAGCAGAAGAGAAACAAACTGAGTCCTTAGAAAAAGCGAGAGCAGCGCGGCGAGTCAAGCACCTAGAGAAGAGAGCGACGCTGACGGATGACGAGAAGTTAGAACTGATCGGACTGAAGGAGAAGTACAGTGAGAGCTAAGGACGTCATAGCGCAGCGGCAGGAAGCGCTAAAACCCTATAACAGGAACGCTAACGCTGCTAACGCTTGGCGTGGAGGATTCGCTTCTGGTTCAGGTAGACACTCTTCAGGCATGGCGAGACGTGTAAACGATCGGATCGCTAGCGAATACTCTAACCAACCCTCAAGCGCTTCCGGTAGTCCGAGCGCGTCCTCATCATCAGACTTCTCTAGTTTGTTATCTCGTCTTCAGGCGCAGCAACAGTCTACTATGCAAGGCTACATGAGTCGCCTAAACTCTAACCTCTCAAGTCAGCAGCGACTACAGGAAGCTTCTAATAAGGAACGAGAGGAATCATACGGGCGGATTCAGCGCACCCAACGGAGGCAGGAGGTTGACTCTCAGCGTTCACTGTTACGGAGTCAGACACAGGTTCGAGACACGCAAGAGGACAACGCGCTAATGTCCCAGCGCGCCCTCCTAGAGAACGCACAACGTCGCTCCTATCAATCTGGTCTGTTAAGCAGTACCAGTAGGAGCAGGAATAACCTATCTAACAGGACTACTTAACTATGACATTCAACAGCGCAGCACACAACATCGTTGTTACGGGTGCTAATGCTATCGCTCCGAACGAGAACCCTATGCAAGCGCTTGAGCGCGCTAAACAGCAGGGACTAGACAAAGGAGAGTACGAGCTTTACGCCGTAAGTACGAGCGCTACTCCGGTAACGTCTGTTACCTCTAGTGGTGCTCAGATTCCTATCAACCCAGATACCGTAGTCTCCATCGCTTACGAAGGCGTTCTACTCAATGCTACCGATAACACCTACTCAGTAGTAACAGGTACTGCTGGTTTTCAGCGCGTCGGTATCGGTACTCCTACTAAGATGACGTTAGTAGCAGCAGCAGCGCAGGAATCTAACTCACCTGCATCGGGCGGTTCTGGTGCAACTATCGCTCTAGCAGTCAACAACACGGTAACCCCGCGTGTAGACGTAAACGTTACTGGTCAAGCTAACAAGACCATCTACGCCTACATCCGTGCACGAATCGTATCTGTATCTAAGAACATCTGATGCCAGCAAAACGTACCCTAGCACTTAAGAAAAGAGCGCTCACCGATATGTGGGCGTTCTTTGACCTCATCGATTTTAAGGGAGGTTCGAGCGCATTCGGAGAAGTCCACCGTGAGTTCTCCGATTTTGTTACGTATCCTCAACGCATCACGTCATCAAAACCTGATGGTCGGAGGCGTGTAGGTCTTATGCCTCGCGGTCACTTAAAGTCTACTGTAGGGAGTGTAGGGTACGTACTCTGGCGTATCTACCGTAATCCAGACATCCGCGTACTATTCGGTACTAACATCAAAAAGCTTGCCAGAGGATTCATACGTGAACTCAGACAGTACCTTGAGGATACAGATCTCCAAGCAACAGTCTGGAACGCCCGACCACACATCTCCGGTAACCTCATTCCCGTCCTTGATGCCGCTACTCGTCGTCGTCGCTCTAGCGGTCGTGACGGCGCTGCTGACGAAGAAACCGACGCAGAGGACAAGAAAATAATCTGGTCGCTAGAGGCGCTTCAGGTGATACGTCCTAGTAAGTTTAAGGAACCGACTATCGCAGCGGTTTCGACGAACACAGTAATGACAGGCGACCACTACGACTTAGTAATCCTAGATGATATCGTAGACGACAAGAACTCTAAAGTACCCTCAAGACGACAGGATGTGATCGAGTGGGCGATGGACATGGAATCTATCCTGAACACTGTTCACGTCTCTAAGGTTGAGGGATGGAGTGAGGTACTCGGAGACGAGATGTTAGTTATGGGTACTCGCTACTATAAAGGTGACTACTATGATTACCTGTTCGAGAACGCGGTCGAGCAAGAGTACATCACGTTCTTTCGTAACCTATACAAGAATGGTAGAGATGACTCTGATGGTTACCTATGGCACGAACACATCACGACCGATAAGGTTAGTAAGCTGCGCGCTAGAACCACACCGCGTCGGTTCGCGTCGCAATACCTGAACGTCATCATCTCTGAAGAAGAGCAGATATTCAAACAGAGCATGGTGCAGTGGATTAGAGGGAATGACTACGAAATCAAGGACGGGTTCGTACGCGTCATAGATCCGAACGACCGTAACAAGCGAGTCAAGGTCAGACCTATTCTGGTGGTTGATCCTGCGATATCTCAGAAGGACAGCGCTGACTTCACTGTCATTGCGGTCGGTGGACTCGACACAGACGAGAACCTCTATCTGTTTGATATGAAGATTAAACGGATGCTACCTACTGAGTTAACTAAGACGCTGTTCGAGTTAGCAGATAAGTGGGATGTAACGCTCGCGTATGTCGAGAGTGTAGGATACCAGGCATCCATCATCCACAACGTCCGCGAAAAAATGCGAGGGCGGCGACCTATCGTACTACGACCTTACCTACCTAAGGGTAGCAAACAAGACCGGATTGAGACTATGCTGCAACCGCTATTCGAGAACAGTAAGGTTTGGTTTTCTGCGTGGTTAGCTCAGTTAACTGAGCTTATCGATGAAATGGAATACTTCCCTCGCGCCGCTCACGATGACGCGCTCGACGCTGTAGCAATGATCCGAGAACTCGCACCTAAAACTAGGGGAGACTATGACCCCGGTAAGCGCAAGCAGCGAGATAGCGGTCGTTACGGAGTCAACACAAAATATGGAGGAACGCGAGTATGATGTCCGATAACGACTTCATCACTATTAAAACTAATCCTAACGCTATCAAACTCGACCGCAAAGAGACTGCGAGCGCTATCGCTTTGTTCGTTAAAAGGGAGCTTCAGCGGTACGAAGGTGGGCGAGACGTCGCTGAGGACACGTGGTTAGAGGCGTGGGCAAACTACCTGGGCACACCGGAAGCAGAAGCGCACCAGCGCCGGAGCGTGATGCGTCGGGGTGATGTAGACCGAGACTGGCGACATCGGATTAACGTAGGCAAAGCTTTTGAGAATGTCGAGACTATTCATGCGTACCTGATGCAGGCGACGTTTCCGTCTAGCGAGTGGTTCAGTTCGATACCTACAAATCCGGGGTACATCGAGGACGCTCGCGTAATGACGAAGTACATCGCACAGAAGATGGACTCGGCGCGCTTCCGTTCTCACTACGCTAACTTCTTACGTCAACTACTGATTACTGGTAACTCTGTTATGGCGCTGCCCTGGCGCATCGAGACTACGAAATGGAAGAAGAAGGTTAGTGTTCGGACTCCGGTGTTCGATGTTGACGGTCATCAGATCGACGAGCGCGTAACCTGGAAGATTGCTGAAGTAGATAAGACGGTAGCTAATGAACCTGATTTCGAGACGCTCGATGTCTTTGATGTTTACCTCGATCCTCTAGCGACTGATCCAAACCGTGCAGGTCTGATCAGGCGCATCGTCAAGCATCGCGCTGATGTAATCGCTCTGATTAACTCCGGTATCTATCAGTACGTAACTCCTCTCGATGTCGTTAACACTAAGGCGTACCGCACGACTGACGACAAGACCGAGATGACCAAATGGTTCCAGGGTATCGAGGTTCAACCGCACTCGATGACGGAGGCGGTCGAGCTTCTTGAGTATTGGGGTGATGTTCATATCGACGGTACAACCTACAAAGATGTAGTCGCTACAGTCATGGGCGGTAAGCTTGTTCGTTTCGAAAACAACCCGTACTGGGGCGGTAAACCGTTCATCGTCGGCACATACATTCCGGTAGTCAGGCAACCCTACGGAATCGGTGCTATTCAACCAACCCTCGGCGCGCTTCATGAACTGAACAGCATCACTAATCAGCGACTCGATAACCTTGAGCTATCCATCAACTCTATGTGGACTATGACTCAAGATAGTATGTTAACCCCAGAAGAGGTGTACAGTGCTCCAGGTAAGGTCTTTGAAGTCGAGAATCACGGAGCGCTGCAACCAGTCGCGATGCCCAATCAGTACAACATATCGTTTGAAGAGGCGCAGTATCAGGAAAGTCGTATCGATAAGGTTTTCGGTGCAGGCGCTCTTATTGGAGTCGGTATGGCACGGGGAGGTGAGCGCGTCACTGCTGCTGAGATTCAAGCTGTCCGAGATGCCGGGGGCAACAGGTTATCAGGAGTACACAAGCACATCGAGGAAACCTCACTTATACCGCTCCTCAATAAAGTATTTCGAGGTTTGCAGCAGTTCGTTACTGAGGAAGAAGTCATTCGCGTTGTTGGTGGGAATGGCGAGATCGAGTATCTTGCTGTGGGCGCGGAAGACTTCACGAACGACTTCCAGATCAGACCTCTAGGTTCTGATTTTGTTACTGACCGTGAGCGATACATTCAGACGCGTCTAGACTTCCTACAAGCTACAGCGCAGTTCGAGCAGATGAGTCAGCACGTAAACTACTACCAAGTTCTGCTAGATATCGTCCAGCATTTTGGCTTTGAAAACCCCGACTCTTATATCAAAGAGGTCGAGTCAACTAGCGAAGCGCTTCCGCCTGAAGACCCGATGACCGCTCAGCTTCGGAACATGGGCGGGCAGTCAGCAGTAGACGGAATGATGGCGCTACCTAATGTGACAGGCGACATGAGTATGTTAACGCAATCACTCGGAGGACTACCACCAATATCATGAGAACCACAAATAACGGACGCGCACAGATCGTAACCGACACAGAAGCAAGCGCACAAGATCTAGCGCTCCAAAATCAGTTCGCTCAAATGGGGCTTGTCCCTGGGCAACAACAACAACCTGACGTGCCCGCTACGGTGCCTACAACGCCCGTGCAGGTGCCTCAAGGTCAACCGACGATGTCTGACCTGGAAGCGCGTTTAGCAGCGCTACAGGCGGCACCTCAGACCGTACCTACGACGCAACCAGCAGCGGAACCGACTCAACCGAGTGCTGAGCAAGTTCCTACGCAACCGGAAGCGTCTGAAACATCAACTCAATCACCTGAAGAGTTGCAGCAGCTAGCAAGTTTGATGGAGAAGTTTTTCGGTATTCGACCCGAAACGTTCCAACAACAGATGGACTTTGTAGCTCAGCAGCAGATCGAGGCGCAGAAGCGCTCTATGATGTCAGAGTGGGGAGTAGATCAGCAAGAGTACGCTCGTCGCGAGTCTCTAATCCTTGAGCGATTTAATAAGCTGCCTGAACCTATGAAGGCAGCGCTCGACAACCCAGACGGAATGCGCCTGCTTTGGAATGACATTCAGGCGACTCAAGCACCGACGCAAGTCCCAGCATTCGATCGTAGCACAGCAGGAGCAACCGGAACCGCGCAACCCGGTAGTTTCACACGAGCAGAGATCGAGGGTATGGACGAAAAAACCTACGCTAAGTATGCAGATCAGATCATGTATGCTTACGCGAATGGACTAATCAAGTAGTAAACACCACGAACACAAATGGCACTCGAACAATCCTTACGCGGTAATAGCGTAAACGTCTTTAACTCTCAAGTCTTTATTCCGGAACTGTGGTCCTCTGAAGTTAAGCGCTTCCGTGACTCTAAGTTTTTCGCGTCTCAGTACACAAAGAAGATTAACTTTGAGGGCGGTAAAGGTGACCTGGTTCATATCCCTAACATCGGACGCGCTGCTGTCCATGATAAGCTCCCTGAGACTCCGGTTCAGTTGCAGGGTCGTACCGAAACTGAGTTCACTATCACAGTCGATAAGCACAAGGAATCAAGCTTTAACCTACCAGTCTAGGAGCTTATAAAACCCGACAAAATGCTGGAACATCCTAAAGTCCTTTCACTTACAGGTAATAGAAAAGGAATGACGACAATGGACAATCAGCAGGTCAAAAGACTATCTTGGTTAGCTGGATTCTATGATGGCGAAGGTTATCTAGGAATCACGATCAATAAATCAAAAGGGTACGATAGACTAGCGCCGCAGATCGATTTAGTAAATACAGACATCGAAACAATCGATTACGCTGTGGATATACTAAAAGACTTTGGCATCAGCGTTTATCAGTGGGCAGCAGACTACCCACAACACAACCCAAAAGCTAAACCCAAGAAACAGATCCGTATCGCTAGAATGAAACAAGTCAGAGCGTTTACTGATCTACTCACACCTTTTCTTGTTACGAAGCTACCTCAAGCTATTTTGCTGAGCGAGTTCGTTAACAGTAGAGCGGTTGGGTACATTCGAATCTCAGAAAGAGATTACGAGATATACAACCAACTCAAGCTTCTGAACAAGAAGGGTCGTCTTGAATCCTCAGAGACTTTACGCCGGGGCGAGTTAGCTCGCATGATAAAGTCCGAACACTACGCGAAAGCTAGTGACTCTACGATTGCCTGATTGAGGACATCATTAACATCCAGTCTAAGTACTCTCTACGTGCCGAGTACGCCCGTGAAGCTGGTTATGCTCTAGCTCGTGACCTCGACAACTGGGTACTAGCTCATCGCGCATCTATCAACGCCTTCGCTTCTCAACGACTCGCAGCGGTCAGTGCTAACGCCCTAGTAGGTCTTAACGCTGCGTCTATTCTTGCAGCTAAAGAGATCCTTGACCAGGCGGATGTACCCGAAGAAGGTCGGATGATTCTGACATCTCCTAATGGTTACGCTGACCTACTGTCCGATAACAACTTCGTCAACTTTGACTTTACATCCGACCGTCCCGTAATGACTGGTCGCGTCGGTATGTTGTACGGTCTGCCTGTGATGATGACATCTAACATCGGAAACAACTCTGCTACTGGTTACCGTAACGGTTCGGGTGCCGTCGCGCAACCTACTCCTGGTGTAGCGACTGCTAGTTCTCCGTACTACCCATCTCAACAAGCTATCGGTCTAGACAACGTAACGACCGTCGCTCCACTCGGACTACCAGTCAACGGAGGCGGTTCTGCTAACGGACTACCAGCAGGTATCACGAACACTACCGCTCCGGTTCAGACCTCTATGGTCGTACATAGCGACTGGTTAGCTCTAGCTATTCAGTTAACACCTAAGACCGAAAGCGCTCGTCAGACCGAGTACTTAGCTGATCTGTTCGTAGCACATCAACTCTACGGAGCAAGGGTCTACCGTCCTGACCACGCAGTATTGATTCACCACTTAGGAGTATAAGGAGTAAACACGTATGACTGAACGAATCAAGTCTCTCCTCGAAAAACTAGAACCTGAACTAAAAGACGAAGCAGAGCAGGTTATTCGAGATCTTCAAGGATCTGCTTGGTACTGGCAAGATCGTTACGGTAAGTTACACCGCGCCGTCTCAGGCGCTCTCGCTAGTCAGTCTCAGAGTGTGTAACAACTAAGGAGGGAGGGCGCGTCAAGCGCTCTCTCTATTTTTAGCGATGACTACATTTATACAGGCAATCAATCAAGTTCTCGTTAACGTAGGTGAGCGCGCGACACAGCAGCTTAATACTCCTGTCACTAGACTCGCAGCGCAGACCGTCGCCGACGCGCTAGAAGAGATGAGCTTAGACCACGACTGGCAGCACCTACGCGGACGTGTGAACGCGGTATCGTGGGCGAACGAAACAGCTACTCTCCCCCAGATCGTTAAACTGTACAACGTAGGATATCAGCGGGAGCTAGGTAACATCGAGATGCTTCCGTTCCTACATGAAGAGGAGTTCGACTCACGACAGCTATTCAGCAGTATCACAGGACACAGCGCCAGTTACACCTATGACGGTAACAACAAAGTACGCGTTAATCCGTATCCTACGACTGCACCGGAGCGCGCTAAGTTCTTCTTCTACGTTACTCGTCGTATCGCACAACCTACGACACTAGTATCAGTCTTAGACCTGCCGGATCATCTGGTTCCGCTTCTCGTCAAAAAAGCTTCTGCGTTGATGGCAACTAGGCACACAGGAGATCCGAGGTTAGCTCAGGGGTTTGCTAATGAGTACGACCGTATGCTGCTCAGACAACGAACAGTGAATCAAAAAGTCCCGGCAGCGTCAACGAATATGTACCGTCGTGGACGGAATAAGTGGAGTGGTAACTGATGGCAACTGAGGGAATCAGACCTACTAGCTTAGGGGGTCTTAACACGACCGCAAGCGCTCTAACTATTGAAGAGGGCGACGCGCCCGTGATGTCTAACGTCGATGTAGACATCAGCGGTCGAGTCCAAAAGCGAAAAGGAACTACGCTACTGTATCAACGCTCCGGGTTTGCTCGCGGCGTTACTTCTTCGTCTCTGACTACAGGTCTAGGTTACAACTTTCTGATTCAGAAAGAAGGTCTCGACATCGGGATCTACCGAGTGGATAACGGACAAGCTTCTAGAGTCATCAACAAACCTAACGTATTTTCGAGCGTCGCGGAAAACAATAGAGCGGGAGTAGTCGTCACTAACGAAGCGCAACCTCGTGTCTTGTTTTTTACAGGAACTAACGCGCCCGTTCAGGTCACTGCCGTCGAGCAGTCTGATCGTCTTTCGATATCCGGTACATCTATCGTCTTTCCTAACGCTGAGCGCTTTGCTACAGCGACACCAACGTCTACCCTTCTGTTTGTTAATAGAGTACCCACACCAGCAATCACAGTATCCTACAACAGTGGTACAGGGAACCTGACATTTACTTTAGGCACATCGATCGCGTCTCAGACCGCTATCGTAGATGTAGTCTTCGTTACCTGGCAGTGGTGGGCAGAAGCTTACCGCTACTTCGGAAGCGAGTTCTTTCAGAGCGTCACGAGGTTTAACCAGTACGAGACCGATCAGAATGTCGCGGTACCTATTGACTTGCGTACAGATCTTCGTATCGACAGTACTACTACTGACGACCCGGTATACCCGATCTACGCTTACTCTAAAGCAGCGTTTAACTCGACATTCGCGAGAGTCATCAGACCTCAGACATCAACCGAGTACACACTATCAGACGGCGCAAGGTACGTTTACGCGCCTGACAACAGAGCGGTAACTGCACCTAACTTCTTTACGTTCGGCGCAACGGATGCTGCTAAACGACCTCAGACAGTGTACGGTGTTCGTCGTAGAGAGATCAGATTCAGAAACGCCGTAGGTCAAATAGGTAACAACATACGCGTCAAGGTCAATACTGAAACTCAGCAACCTCGATATACTTTCAGCGCCGGAGGTACGTACGGTGACTACTTCCTATGGAACGCTAGTGGTACCGCAATACTGCCTTCTGGTACCGGAACTGTAGCGCGCTTCTTAAGTTTCGAGGCGCACAATACTATCGGTGTTCCGTTTAACGCGATCGTTGAGGTAGCTAATACAGAACCTAGATGGGTGGGTTCGGCAGGTACCTCTGCGGATACTGTAGCTGATGGTTCGTGGGTTCCTGCATACGGACTGGGTGAGTGGGCAGACTATCGTACCGGAGTGTTCCCTCGTACAGCATCAATATTCAAAGGACGACTCGCTCTGTCAGGCATGACATCACGACCTCTGTCCGTGCTGTTTTCGTCTGTGTTCGATACTAACGCAATCGGACGACCGTACTCACACTTCATGATTAACGACAAGTACACTAAGGATGCCGACGCATTTGAGTTACAGGTATCCGCTGGGGGTGGTGGCGAGTTCGTGACAGCTATGATCGAGTGGCAGGACTCGTTGTTTGTTCTGACAAAACAGACGGTAGTCAGGTTCGCAGCGGTAGCTGGTCAGGCGTTCGGACAGAGTTCCGCTAATCAACAGTACGTCTCTAACACCGGAGCGCTCAATCCCTGGTCGGTAGTCAAGACCGATAACTTCGCGATTTACCTATCTGATCGCGGAATATACGATCTGACTGCTGGGGACAATGAGCAGTACGTGACTAACGAACTTAGCATTAAAGTACGAGATAGGTTCAATATCCTGACGTCTGTACGCTATCACG